GGATGACGACGCTCCAGCGTTGGATTTTGACAACATTTCGCCAGAATTTAGGGATGTGCCTGTTGTTGACATGGGTAACGTTAATAAGATTTGACAAGAAGTGAATCTTATGCGATAATTCTGTTTGTTGAGGAAATCACGCAACGGCACACGACTTAACCGGGTGCAGATTGTCAACGTAAGGCACCAGAGAACGCTTGTAAAACTGGTGTGCTGCCCGAGATGGGGAAGGTCCAAATGGGGTTAGGGTGCAACGCCCTAGGTAACAGAATAGCGATCTGTTGTAAATTTAAGGCATTTGTCATAGCCTTCACAAGAATTGACACTCGGCTTCTACAAGAGGCCGTTTTCAAGACGCTTCCTCTACAGGGTAGGTGCCCCTCCTCATCAGCTTTGTGGCAGTTGAGGCGTCCTGAAAATTAAAGTTAGAGTATTACTTGCTGGATTGGCTGAAAGATTAGGCACTTTACTTGTAATAAAGACAATGTGGGTTTGAGTCCTACATCCAGCAAATAGTGTTTTAACGTCTACGCACGAGTAAACCGAGTCCGGTCTTCAGAGACGGCTCTTGCCGCGAAAGTGCACTTTATAGAAATGGGAGGACGCTCCCTGAAGTCTTCGGAGTCTGGTATTAACATCCCTCACTTCGCGTGAGTTCTAGTAACCCAGCACGGAGCACCCCTACAACTAGTCCTAGCATATGGTATGCAGCAGGTCTCCAAAACCTCGCACGGACGAGGTTCGATTCCTTGAGGATTAGCCATACAATGCGGCCTTAGCTCAATGGTGGAGCGAGTGCCTTCCAAGCACAAGGACGCCGAATCGGTATCGGCAGGCCGCTCTCGTCTCTACTACCTTAGAGATTGTTAGCCTTACGGTTGACGAGGCTTCTTAGAGAAGCTAACGAGCACGGCGGAATTCCGTGCCACACGAATACGAGGAGAGAATATGAGTGATAACAATACTAAGACGTTCTACCATGACTGCGGTAAGGGGGATCGGCCGCGCGGCACAGGATGGAAGAACTATTATGATAATTTCGATGCAATCTTCGGAAAGAAAGATAAAACTTGTATCAAGTGCCCGCGAGATGTTGAGATGCGTTGTCAATATTGTGGGCTGAAGCAAGCTGATGGCTCTGTACAGAATCTGGTTGCAGTAACTACTGTCGAGGTCACGAAAGCCGACGAGGGCTGATACTAATACTCGTAACAAATTTGCCTAGAGGGACTTTGCTCCGATTGGGCATAACCGCGAGAGCGGGCAAGAGGCTGAGGGCGTCAGCATGGACGCTAAAGTGGGCTGGCAAGGTAGAGTGGCGTGGCCCCACCTAATATTATATAGCTGCACGGCAGGGATGCTGTGTGGCTTTTTGTTGTTTGTTTCAGCGACAAGGTCTGATCCACCTTCCCCGTCCACATACGGGGATAGCTGTTCTTATTATCCGTGTGGGGAGTTCAAGTGCCAAAAATAATTGATATATATGGTAAGGTGTTTGGAAAGTTGACAGTCGTTTCCGAAGCTACGTTCAAGATCGGCAGGAGCCGAGCTAGGTTTTGGAACTGCGTTTGCGAATGCGGCAATACGGCTGTCGTGGCGTACGGCAATCTGGTAAGCGGAAATAGTAGTTCCTGCGGGTGCGGGCGTAAAAATGCAGGGGGCCGTCCCCCTAACTGCCCTGTCGGCAGGCGTCTATTTGGAGCAGATAACCCTCGGGGAGTGACTCAGCAAGAGTATATCGCCGCCGCAGTACGTACCCACGGGGACAAGTATGATTACTCCAAAGTGGAGTACAAAACTAGCAAGCGTAAAATTGTAATAGGGTGCAAAGCGTGCAACAGGGACTTTAAACAAGAGGCTCAATCCCACGCAAGAGGGCGTGGATGCCCAAGTTGCGCTCAAACCGGATTTAGACCTGAGCGAGATAGCTACTTATATGTTTTGTCATGTGGGGATTTAACAAAACTAGGCATAAGCAATTTTGGTCCAGAACTCCGCGCAAAGGAAGTCAGCAAGTCTTCCGGCAAACAATTTGAAGTCGCGATTTATTTTATTATGGGTGGTCAACTCTGCACAGACACTGAGACAAAACTTTTACGCGAACTTAGGGCACAGTATGAGAGCCCAAAAGAGAAGTTTGACGGGTACACGGAGACATTCTATTTTGTAGATAGAGAAAAGTTAATCTCAAGAATTCAGGAGTTGATAAGTGACAAAAAATAAGAAAGAAAAGAAAGTCATCGGCCCAAAAAGCGAAAAACAACGCATGATCCTACAAGATGACAGTACGGATGTGCTGTTGTGCGGGGGCGGGGCGGGTGGGTCCAAAAGCTATACTTGTCTTTTGAAGGCACTTAAATACGTGCAAGACAGTTCAGCGCGTGTGCTGATCGTACGAGAATCTTACCCTGTCTTAAAACTGCCTGGGGGTCTTGTAGACGAGTCTCAAAAAATTTACCGAGAGTTTGGCGCGGAGTTTAAGATTCAAGCTCTGACGTGGGTTTTTAAGAATGGTGCGGAAATCAAATTCGCCGCGATTCCTCAGAACATCGAAGAATGGCAAGGTTTGCAGGCGAGCCATATCCTTGTAGACGAGGCGGCTAGTCAAAGCGAGAATGTGATTTTGTTCCTTCTTAGCCGACTACGTAGCGGCTCGTACAAAGGTCATATGAATTTGACGATGACTTGTAACCCTGATCGGAATAGTTTTTTGTACAACTGGCTTTGTGATTATTGCCTTGATCCAGAGACAGGCATTCCGGTTGAGGGTACAGAAAATATAGTAAGGTATTTTATCAGTTTGGATGGAGTTCTTAAATGGGGGGATTCCAAAGAAGAATTGTACGAGAAATACGGACAAGGGAAGACATTGGGGGTAGACTTTCTTCCGAAATCATTTCGTTTTATTCCGCTCACAGTTTACGATAATCCAACGCTACTTAAGAACAATCCTGATTATCTTGCGAATCTTATGGCACAACCCCGTGTCAATCAGCAAAGATATCTGTACGGCTCGTGGACAGCTAGGCCATCTACAAGCTCTTATTTCTCTAGAAACTGGGTAGAATTTGTTGATCGCCCGCCTGTTGAAGTTACTGGAAGGGTTCGCAGTTACGACATTGCTGCAAGCGAAGTTTCTGAACAAAACAAAGACCCGGACTGGACAGCAGGGGTAAAAGTTTCCCGCACAAAAGAGGGTGTCTACTATATTGAGCATGCTAAACGTTATCGCAAGAAGCCGGAAGGCGTTCTAAAAGATATTATTCAGACGGCTAAAGAAGATGGACTTGATGTGCCTATAACCATCCCTCGTGATCCAGGCGCTGGGGGCCAATTCGCGAACCGCTTCATGGTGTCCACTCTGACGGAAGCTGGATTGACTGTAAAGAGTATTCCAACAAATGGTCACAGCAGTAAAGTGAGTGCGTTCTTGCCGTTTAGTGCGCTTGCAGAAGCAGGGCTAGTTAAGGTCGTGCGCGACAATCCTGAAGACAGGTACTTGGATGATCTACTGATGGAAATGGAGTACTTTACAGGCGGGAGAAACGAGCATAACGACTTTTGTGATGCTATTTCGGCGGCGTTCAATACTCTTATGAAGCAGATAACCCTCCCATCGTTCGCCATTCCTGTCAACATGCAAAACTCCCCTATCCCCTCCCTATAATGCCATAAAATCCGAATAGTAGCACAATATTTGACAAGATTGTTGTCGCATGTTACTATTCGTTTTAGTAAATAAAAAGGAGCACAAATGGCAGCTAAAAAGCCAAAAGACAATTCGGCTGCTGCTCTTGCGGCTGACGACGGCATGCCCGTTCCAAGAATTTCCCTCGGAGAGCAAGGCTTTGTTGGCCTGCGCACAGTGTGGGGGAAAGTAATTGATGATCCCCAGCGCGCGTTCCGGTGGCCTACGTTCTACACAACCGTCCGCGAGATGATGAACGATGCAGTGATCGCATCCGCATTCAACACATATCGTATGTTGCTTTCCCGCGTGAAGTGGGGCGTGCAACCTCCAGAAGACGCTACAGAACAAGATAAAGAGCGTGCCAAGTTTGTACAATCCTGTATGGACGACATGGAGCATAGCTGGGCAGCATTCCTTTCCGATGTCATTACTTATATGCCGTATGGCTTCGCTGTAGAAGAAAAAGTATATCGTCGTCGCCTCTATAAGAACGGCAGCAAGTTTAATGATGGCCTCGTAGGCTTACGCAAGCTTTCCCCTCGTGGACAAGATACTATCGTTCGTTGGACATTCTCTGAAGATGGTCGCGATCTGCTCGGATGCGAGCAATCTATCGTCAATTTAGAGAACGGCGCTATGTTCATGGATCAAGCCAATGAACAAGGTCTTATCCCAATCAAGCGTGAGAAATTCCTTCTGTTCACAGCAGACGCCACAAAGGGCGACCCAACAGGAAACTCTATTCTGAAGGGCGCATATAAGGCGTGGAAGCAGCTTGACATGCTTCGCGACCAAGAACTACTCGGTATTGCTAAGGAGTCCAATGGGCTTCCTCTCTTGCGACTTCCGCCGGAATATATGGCAGCGGACGCACCAGATGATATGAAAGCTGTTTACACAGCCTGCCAAAAGCTTCTTGACACGATTCAGGCAGGTACGAACAAAGGCATCATCTTCCCACGTCATATTGACGAGGTGAGTAAGCAAGACCTTTTCGATATCAGCCTTCTTGAGAAGAAGGGCGTGAATGGTGCGAATATCGATAATGTTATCAAGCGTTATCACGACGAGATTTACGCTGCCTTGGGTGTTGACATTCTCAAAGATGTTACTGAACTTGGTTCGTTCTCTCTTGCAGATTCTAACACGAATCTCGTGTCACTCGCAATGAGCCACCGCCTGAATGAAATTGCTGACGTTCTCAACAACGATCTTATCCCGCAGCTTTTTAGCTTGAATGGTTGGAGCCTTGAGCGCCTGCCTAAGTTTGTTCCGGGTGACATCTCTGAAATGTCTGCTGACGAGCTTGGCAAGATTATTCAACGTTCTGGCTCGATTGGTCTGATCGTAAAAGATATTAAGACTATTAATAGGCTTCGTAAGGCCATTGGTGTTGAAGAGTTCCCTGAAGATACGAAGGTTGATGACCTTGAGTTCACGATGGAATCTAGCAACGCTGGCGAAGGCATGCAAACACCTTTCGATGGAACAGCCAAGAAGCCTACCAAAAAGGACAGCAGCACTGGAAACAATGAAAACGCCGCATAAGGAGTAGTATGAATAAACACAAACTTTTGCGGCTCACCGCTTCCCTGCGAAACCGCCCCCACCTCATCTCTAAAACAGCCTTTCAAGAAGTAGAAACATACCTCAACGCCCGCAACGCTGGAATGCTCGACATCGAGGGCAGCAAAACTCCAGAGAATGTTAAAGAAACTCCGATGGCTGGTGATGTCGGAGTCATCACAATTCATGGCCCCCTTACGTATCGCACTTCTGGTTGGGAGGGAATGTGTGGTGGATTTTCCTATGAAATGCTTGTAGAGCAGGCTGAAGATTTGCTTGAAGCCGGCGCCAAGAAAATTGTCCTGGACATTGACTCAGGCGGCGGCGAAGCATATGGCTGTTTTCTTGCCGTAGACGAGCTTCGGACTATGTGCGATCAAGCAGGGGCAAAACTTCTGTGTTACGTAGACGGTTCTGCATGCTCCGCTGCTTATGCTATTGCCTGCGCTTGCGATGAAGTAGTTGCCAACCCTTACGCTGACGTAGGCTCGATTGGTGTCCTCATCTGCCTCTACAACGACAGTAAGATGCTTGAGAAAGAAGGCATCCAACGTACCTTCGTCACAGACGGAAGCGACAAAGTTCCTTTCGCAGATGACGGATCGTGGCGAGATGGCTTCCTCGAAGACATGCAGAAGCGTGTTGCTGAACTTGGCGATGCTTTCCGCGCGCACGTTTCCAAGTACACAGGATTGTCCACAAAAGACCTCAAGGACACACAAGCACGAGTGTACTCCGCTCAAGACGCCTTGTCAATTGGTTTGGTCAACAAAATTATGACTCGTTCCGAGTTTGTAGATTACGTGCTCAGTAAAGGATAACCATGCTGGATTCTCTTAAAAAGAAGTTGGGCTTCAAGCCTGTAACCCCGGAGGCTTCGCAAGAAGTCGAAACTACAGGCGATTTGCCTGAACAAAAAAAGGAAGAAACGATGAGTGTTGAACAAACTCAAGTAATTGAGCTTGCTGCGCACGA